GCTTTTTAAACCAAAAACCACTATTTATTTTGAATTAGTATTTTTTAGGAGTTCTTACATGTCTAATTTGTTAAAAGAGGCTATTGTTGATGCGAAAGCTTTGCGTGATGCAGCCCTCAAAACCGCAGAGTCAACAATTGTTGAAAAGTATTCTGATGAAGTTCGCAAAACTTTAGAAAACATTTTAGAGCAGGACGATCTTGGCGCCGCACTTGGTGGCGATATGGGCTTGGGTCCTGATTTAACAGATGATCCTGCTGCGCCAGCAGACGCGCCAGCGGATGAAGTCGCTGCTGATGTTCCATTCGCCGCAGCTGATGATCTTGATGATAATGAAGGTGAAAATTTGGAAGGCTATGAAGCAACATCCGAAGATGAGCCAGTTGATGTTGAAGTTGACATCAATCTTGGTGCTCTACAAGAAGCGATCAACGAACTCCAAGCAAGCATGGAAGATGCTGAGAATATTGAAATCACTGAAGAAGACGTAGCTGCTGCTATGGCTGGCGATGAAGTAGAAATCGTTGCCGAAGATGCAGAAGAAGTCGTCGAAGAAGGTGATGAAGATGCAGAAACCCTTGAAGAAGATGCGCTTGATGGCGGTTTTTCTGTCGCTGCAGAAGAAGAAGCCGAAACACAAGAATTTAATAATGGTCGTGGACTTGGCGAAGACCTTGATTTAGATGGTCTTGTTGATGCTATTACCGAAAAGCTTACTGTTGATATGGGTGCTGAGCTAGCTGGTTGGGCTGGTCGTTCTAATGATGATATGCATCTCGAAATGGAGCGCGAAATGGCGCGCCGCCGTTCAACAGACTTACAAGATAATATTGAGACTTTGAAGAAAGCACAAGAAGAGCTTGTTTTTGAAAACAAGAAACTTCAAGATGAGCTTTCTCAATATAAGCAAGCTACACATGAGCTAAAAGAAAATTTGCAAAACGTAAATCTTTCTAATGCTCGCTTGCTTTATACGAACCGTGTATTGAGAAATACCTCCCTAAATGAGCGACAAAAAGATAGAATTGTCGAAGCTATTTCATCCGCCGGTTCAGTTACAGAAGCACGTACAATCTTTGATACGCTTCAAAGCACAGTGGAGGCTAAGCCCAAGCGAAGCCCACAATCATTGAGCGAAGCACTCGTTGGTCGTTCGTCCGCTACTGTAATCCGCGCCTCTCGTCACGAGAGTAAGCCTTCCGATCCAATCCAGGAACGTTTAAAGAGGCTAGCGGGCATTAAATAGCAAAAAAAATCATATATAAAAGGAGGTGATTAAGCTATGTCTAGTATTGTTGAGCGTTTGACAGAAGGTATTGTCAACCGCGATATGCGCGCTGAAGGTCACGCACTTCTAGAGAAGTGGGAGCGCACAGGTCTACTTGAAGGACTTGGTAATGACCGCGAGAAGGGCTCTATGGCTCGTCTACTCGAAAACCAGGCTAAGGAGCTACTTCGTGAGAGCAGCACCATGGCTGGCGGTGACGTTGAAGGTTTTGCAGCAGTTGCATTCCCTATCGTCCGTCGTGTTTTCGCAGGCTTGATCGCAAACGATCTCGTTTCCGTTCAGCCCATGAGCCTACCATCAGGTCTCATTTTCTTCCTTGACTTCACTGTCTCCACCGATGGAGCTGGTGTTCCTCGTCTTGGATACGGTAACCCCCAAGGTGATGAAGAATCTCTTTATGGTGGTGGTCGTGTTGCATCCCAGATCACTGGCGGTGTACTTATTGGTGATGTTAACGCCGAAGAAGGTGCTTACAACCTTAACAACGGTTATGCATCCCCAACAGCATCTGCTGGCTTGACAGTTACATTTGTTTCTTCAAGTGTTTACAGCTCCAGTGCTGGTGATATTGCTAAGTTGTGTCAGTTCGATCCAGAACTTGAATCACAATCTGGCGTTGCAACTGTTGCAATCGGTACAGTTGATACAAGCAACCTTACTCTTTTCAACGAGGAAGACCTTGTAGCACTTGTTCTTACTTCATCACACGGTGGTGGTGGTATGGGTCGTTCTTACGATTCTGGTTCCGCTACAGTTGGTGTTCAACTTCGTCGTCTTACACGTCTTAGCGGTTCAAGCCGAGATGTTGCATACGTTGTTGTTGCTTCCTACGATGGAAGTGTAACCGCTGCACAACTAGCCGCTGGTTTGACCGGTAGTACCGATCAAGGTGCAACCAACTTCACACACCCACAAAAGGATGATCTCATCGCTGGTGGTGCTCTTGGTTCTGTCATTGGTGACACTCCATGGGGACTTGAAGGTAATGAAAACATTCCTGAGATTGACATCAAGGTCGATTCTGTAGCTATCACAGCTGTGACCAAGAAACTCAAGGCTAAGTGGACACCTGAGTTAGGACAAGATCTTAACGCATACCACAACCTTGATGCAGAGGTCGAGCTTACTAGCATCCTCTCCGAGCAAATCGCTCTTGAGATCGATCGTGAAATCATGGAAGACCTAATCAAGCAGGCTACTGCTGGTACATACTACTGGTCTCGTTCTCCAGGATTGTTCGTTAACCGCACATCCGGCGCCGAGATTGGTGCTTCCGCTGCTGCTCCAGACTTCACTGGTACAGTAAGCGAGTGGTATGAGACACTCGTTGAAACCATCAACGATGTTTCCGCACAAATCCATCGTAAGACTCTACGTGGTGGAGCTAACTTCGTCGTCTGCGGACCTGAAGTTGCTAACATCCTTGAGTTCACAGCTGGATTCCGCGCAAGCGTTACTGCTGATGATGAAACCGGTTCTATCGGTGCAGTCAGAGTTGGTAGCCTTTCCAAGAAGTTCGATGTAATCGTGGACCCATACTTCCCACGTAACGTTGTTCTTGTTGGTCGTCGTGGAGCTTCTTTCCTTGAAAGCGGCTATGTGTACGCACCTTACGTGCCACTACAAACCACACCTACCATCTTTGGACCAGAAGACTTCGTGCCCCGTAAGGGCGTGATGACTCGTTACGGTAAGAAGATGGTTCGTCCAGATATGTACGGATTAGTTATCGTTCGCGGTCTAATTGGTGAGTCAGGCTCCTAGACAACATAGGAACTAAAAAAACGCAAACCCTCCATCTTACGATGGGGGGTTTCGTCTATAATGAACTAATTATTATAAAGGAGGAGTCATTATGAACCCTAGAAAAAGAAAATTACTTAAGATGAGAGCTGCTGCCCCTGCTCCTGCTGTTGAAGAAGCACCAGCACCAGTTGTTGAAGAGCCTGTCGCAGAACAAGCCGAAGAAACTGAAATGCGTGAAGAACGCAAGGCTGCTAAAGCTCCAGCCCGCAGATCTAGTAAAAAGTCTAAGGCTAAAAAAGCTTCATCCTAAAATAAATAAATATCTTTAATCTAAACCTCTAGCTAGTCTAGGGGTTTTGTTTTATGATTTACTATTTATACTAGGAGGATTTTTGATGCCAACCGATTTAAGTCCAGTATCGCAAACAAGTGCGGTTATTTTGCCAATTACAGGTACAGCCTCAGATGTTTCAAGCGCAGTGCCGTTTGGTATTTATACGGCATCAGTTGATTTTTTAAGTGGTGCAGCCGATCAAGTAGCATATGTTTATAAAAAACTTGGTGGAGATGTATTAGATATCGAATTGACTGCCGATAATGTTTACGCAGCTTATGAAGAAGCTGTTTTAGAATATTCATATTATGTTAATTTACATCAAGGTAAAAACATCCTTTCGTCAGTTTTAGGTTCTCAGACGGGTACTTTTGATCATAATGGTAATTTGTTAACAGGTCCTGTTAGTTCAAGTTTAAGATATCCACGCGGCGGTGGCTTTGGATTGTCATATGCACGTCGTGTTGGTGATACAGCAGCAACTGCCGGTGGTTTTGGCGGTACAGTGCCGCAATACTCAGCATCTTTTAAGCCGGTAAAAGATAGGCAAGATTACGATATTCAAGATATTATTGCCAGTGCATCTGATTCGGGCGTTGATGAGGCTGGCAATGCAGTTCCATACGCCGGATTAATTGGAGATAAGCGTGTTTTGGTAGATAAAGTTTTTTATCGCTCTCCTCGCGCTATGTGGCGTTTTTATGGCTATTATGGAGGTGTTGGAGTCGTTGGGAATTATTCAACTTATGGTCAGTTTGCCGATGATTCTACATTTGAGATTATTCCAACATGGCAGAACAAAATGCAGGCTATCATGTATGAAGATTCCATATATACAAGAACATCACATTATTCATATGAATTGGTTGATGGAAAGTTAAGACTGTTTCCAACTCCAAGTTATTGGGGACTGGACGATCTTGATGATACAATATGGGTTAAGTTTCATGTTGAGCTTGATGCATTCGCTACTGGTTCATATGATAATGGAGTAGAGGGGATTAACAATATCAATACAATACCGTTTGATAATATCCCATTTGCAAATATTAACTCTATGGGCAAACAATGGATTAGAAAATTTGCGTTAGCACTCTGTCAAGAGATGTTAGGACAAATCAGAGGCAAGTTTACTACAATTCCTATCCCAGGAGAAAGCGTCACTCTAAATCATAGCGATCTATTATCTCAAGCGAAAGAAGAACAACAGCAATTGCGAGATAAGCTATCAGAGATGCTTAAAGAAGTTGAATACGTTGACTTGGCGAAACAAGATCAAGAGCTTGGTGATGCAGCAACTAATATCTTTAAAGTTACACCATTACCAATTTTTGTAGGATAAATAACGCATGGGAAATAAATGGGACAGACCAGCATCGCCACCACCACCGCTATTTCTTGGTAAGAAAGAGCGCGATCTTGTTAAACAAGTTAACGATGAGCTTATTGAAAAGGTCATTGGTCAACAAATCTTATACTATCCAATTGACATGGATGCAACAAACTTTCATCCATTATATGGCGAGGCTATTGAAAAAACATTTTTACCTCCAATTCGTATTTATGCTTTAGTTGAGTATACTGAATTTTCAACAGATTATTTAGATAATGCAGGGATTGATAAAACATGGGAAATCAATATTAATTTCCATAAAAGAAGACTTGAGGAAGACCAAGACATGTATGTGCGCGAAGGTGATTTTGTTTTATACAATACTCATTATTATGAAATTGTAAAACTATCCGAACCAAGACTTCTATTCGGTCAAGATGAACGAGATTTTGAAATTGCTGCTAGATGCCGTAGAGCAAGAAAGGGACTATTTGATGCTACCTGATAATTTTGATTTTGCAATGCTTCCAACTGGAAGCGCAAGTTATATGCTAAGCGAGATTGGCATGTTGGCTTCTACGATTGAAGATATTGATTTTGCTATCGTTGATTGGGTTAAAGATCTCCAACTGTCAACTGGCACCAACGAAGGTTTCAGTAAAGTTCCGGTTCTATGGCAAACACCTGAGCGCTCATTCCAGATTAAAAACAATAAAGATTTAAGAGACGAGGCTGGTGCTTTAAAACTACCATTAGTTAGTGTTGAGCGAACAAACATCACAAAAGATCCGGCTCGTAAAGGCTCATTCCAAGCACAACTGTATTCAACTGACAAAAACGGTCGCACTGGTAGAATGGTGATCGCTCAAAAAATTGTCCCAGAAAAAACTCAGAATTTTGCAATTGCATCTGGAACAAGAAGCACGATTGGCGTTAAAAAGCAAAAGTATTATCCGAGAGTAAATAAGAAAGTTGTAATAAAATCTTTATCAATTCCAATTCCAATTTATGTAAATGTTGATTATAAGATTGTTATAAAGTCTGAGTATCAGCAACAGATGAATTCGTTAATGTCTCCTTTCATTACCCGCACAGGTCAAATCAACGGCTTCTTGTTAAGAAGAAATGGGCACCTATATGAAGGCTTCATTGACCAAGGATTTACCCATACTAATAATGTCAGCAATCTTCAGGAAGAAATGCGTATGTTTAATAGTGAGATCACGATCAAGGTGCTTGGATATTTAATTGGCGAAGGTGAGAGCGATGATAGACCTATTGTTAGGGTGGATGAAAACGTAGTTGAGTACCAATTCCCGCAAGAATCGACAGTACCAGCCGGAAATATCAAATTTTTTGAGGATTAGTTCCTGACATTAAATAACTTTTTTCATTTCAGGAACATACCTTTAGAGTTTAAAAATACTATTTAATTTATGATTGAGACATCGATTAGGTCTTTTTTCAACAGAGGAACAACATAATGTCAGTAAAGAGCTTCAAATTTGTATCTCCTGGAGTGTTTATCAACGAAATTGATAACTCCTTTATCCCAAAATCCGCAGACGCTATTGGTCCAGTGGTTATTGGTCGCGCAAGCCGAGGACTTGCAATGCAACCCGTTAAAATTGAGTCTTATACTCAATTTGTAGAATTATATGGTGACACTGTACCAGGAAATGGTGGTGGCGATGTTTATCGTGACGGTAACTTACAGTCTCCAATGTACGGAACATATGCTGCAAAAGCATTCTTGCGCTCTAATGTAGCGCCTTTAACATATATTCGCCTACTTGGAACACAAAACACCAACGCGACAACTGCTGGTGAAGCTGGTTGGAAAACAACCCGTAATGCTAATGTTGATGTTGCCAGTAACGGTGGTGCATATGGTATGTGGATTATCCCTTCAGGAACTGCAGAAACACTT